GATTACCTATTCTATTTCTACCTTGGATAAACCAACAGAACAAAGAAGAATCTTATGCTGCTATAGAGAATAGCAAATCTAAGATCGCCATGGGTCACCTAGAACTTAATGGGTTTGAGGCACACCGTGGTTACATCATGGATCATGGTGACAGCACAGCACCATATAGAAAGTTTGAGAAGGTGTTCTCAGGTCACTATCATCGTAAGAGTCAAAGAAATAATATATGGTATCTTGGTAATCCTTATCAGATCTATTGGAATGATTATAGAGACCCACGTGGTTTCCATATCTTTGATACTGAGACTTTAGAGCTAGAGTTTATACAAAATCCATATGAAATATATCAGAAGATATATTATGATGAGGATGCAATACAATCTAGTATGTTCAAGTTCCATGAGTATGCAAATACTTTCATCAAGATCATTGTAGAAAAGAAAACAAACACAGATAAGTTTGAGAGATTTATCAGTCAGTTGTATGCTGCAGGAGTTCATGAGATCAAGGTCATAGAAGATCCATCCTTTGAACAAGATCTAAGTGAAGAGATAGATATAGAACGAGAAGATACTTTGACTATACTAGAAAAGTATGTTGATGATATGGAGCATTCTGATAAAGATGCATTGAAGAATATATTAAAATCACTATACGTGGAGGCATTAGAATTAGTATGATGTATATTCTAGCAATCACTGGTAAAGAATCTGAGGGTGCTTATGCCATTGATAACGAGAATAATAAACGTATGGTTTACATGTTCCTTGACAAAGACGATGCGATACGCTATGCTGGCCTTCTGGAAGCAGATGATTTTCCAGATATGTCAGTTGTAGAAGTTGATGATCAAACGATTATCGAAGCTTGTGTCAAACATGGACATGAATATTATGTCGTCACTCCTGATGATATTGTCGTGCCACCCAGAGAATAATTTTTGTCTGAATGATTATTTTTAAAACTGTGCGTTGGAAGAACTTTCTTTCAACTGGAAATGTGTTTAGTGAAATACAGTTAGATACAAGTCCTGCTACATTGATAGTTGGAGCGAATGGTGCAGGGAAATCCACATTCTTGGATGCCATGTGCTATGCGTTATTCAACAAACCTTTTCGTAAGATAACCAAGTCACAACTGGTTAATGCTGTGAATGAAAAGGATACTATGGTTGAGTTAGAATTTAGCATAGGTTCACGTGAATACATGGTGCGACGAGGTATCAAACCTTCGTTGTTTGAACTCTATCTCAACAAGGTGAAACTCAATGAGGAAGCATCCCAAATTGAGCAGCAAAAATATCTGGAGCAAAGTATACTGGGGTTGAATTATAAATCATTTACTCAGGTGGTGGTCTTAGGATCATCTTGCTTTGTTCCTTTTATGCAACTTTCTCCACCCAACCGTAGGGAAGTTATCGAAGACCTTTTGGACATTCGTATATTTTCTACTATGAATGGCATTCTAAAAGAACGTGTCAAGGGTATCAAAGAAACAATTAGAGAAGTAGAATATCAATTTGAATTAGCAAAGAGTAAAGTAGAGATGCAGCAGTCATTGATTGCAAATCTTAAAGAAAGATCTAATGCTAATGTAGCAAGAAGGAAAGAAGAGATAGTAGGATTAGAAGGAGAAATATCTAGTATAACTATAGATGTAGATGAGAATCTAAAACTGACTAAATCATATGAGAAGTCATTACTAAAGTATCAAAAGGTTGATGCTAACCTGTCTGAGTTAAAAATCTATGAGAGTAGATTTAAAGATAAACAAAAAGCATTCAAAAAGGAATTCAAATTTTTTGAGGAAAATGAACATTGTCCGACTTGTAAGCAGACCATCACAGCAAACCTTAGAAATGCTAAGAAAGTTGAAATTACTACACAGCTTGGAGACATCGACAAAGCAACAGTCGAACTCAAAGGAAAACTTACCGCCATCTTAAAACAGGTAGAAGAAAAATCTAATGTTGTATCACAACTATCTGATGCACAACAAAAGATTAGTAATGCACAGAGAGAAATAAATTGGCGTAAGAAACAGATAACACAAATAGAACAGAAGATAGATGAAGCTACTGGTAGTGGTAGTGATATAAAGAACGAAAAGGATAAACTAAAACAACTTGCAAAGGATGGACTGAAGGTAGAGGAATCCCTACTTGACGAGAAGAAAGTGCGTGACAACTATAATACTGTCACAAACATGCTCCGAGATACAGGAATCAAGTCTACAATAATAAAGAAATACCTTCCTATTATGAATCAACTCATAAATAGGTATCTCAAGGAACTAGATTTTTATGTATCATTTGAACTCGATGAAAACTTTGTCGAGACTATAAAATCTAGATTCAGAGACGAGTTCTCATACGCATCCTTTTCTGAAGGAGAGAAGATGAGAATAGATCTAGCACTTCTCTTTACATGGAGAACTATTGCTAAGATGAAAAACAGTGCCAATACTAATTTGCTTATCTTAGATGAGATCTTTGATAGTAGCTTAGATACATCAGGCACAGATGACTTCCTAAAGATTCTGCATACAGTATCTGACAATACTAATGTATTTGTCATTTCTCATAAGACAGAATCATTACAGGATAAATTTGCCTCTACATTAAGAGTAGAGAAAAAACAAAACTTCTCAGTTATATCTAAGGAGGAATAATGAGAGTCCCTAATTGGCAGCATCATTCCAAGAAGGAACAGAAACGCCACCTCAAACCACAAGCACTACGTCAAGCAAGAAAACGACGTGGACAGTTATTAAAGTGTCTACTCAACCGTCCCAAGGGGCGGTCTTTTAGTATAATGAAGTATATACACGAAAGCAATTATCATGAACATCGTCAAAGAATCACTTGCTAAACTACTTGCAACAGAGAATCTTATTGTAGAGCATCGTCCTGTAGACACAGCTATGTTTGATGTCATCAGCAGAGTTCTAACACTTCCTACATGGGAGCATGAGAACAACGATGTTGTTGACATGTTCATCGCACACGAAGTAGGTCATGCACTATACACTCCAAACGATACAGACTGGTTAGCAGAAGTCAATCAACAGTTCTTAAACGTAACAGAAGATATTCGTATTGAGAAACTAATCAAGCGTCGTTACCAAGGTCTTCCAAAAACTTTCTTCAGAGGTTATCAGTCACTTGACATTGATGAGTTCTTCGGTATTGCAGACACAGATCTATCTACTCTCAATCTTGCAGACAAGATCAATCTACAATACAAGATCGGTAACTACAGAGACATTCCATTCACAGCAGAAGAGGCAGCATTCCTTCCTAAGTGTGACGCACTAGAAACATTTGATGAAGCAATCGCACTTGCTAAAGAGATACAAACATACTGCAAAGAGCAACTAGAAAAGCAACAGAAGCAAGAGTCACCTAAGCAAGAAGAAGCACAAGAGCAACCATCTGATGACAAAGATCAGAATCCAAGTTCTACTCAAAGTGATTCATCAAACACACCTCAAGATACACCTGAGCAAGGTGAGACTAAGGAAGAACCACAGGACACACCATTCGATGACATGCAACCTGTTGACATCGACAAGGACAAATCAGAAGAGACAGGTAGACAAGAACCTCTAGAGGAAGGTGCACCTTCATCAGCAGGACGTGGCAACGGTCCTCAAGATGCATCAACACCAACAGTTACTACTGCACAGGCAGCAGAATACTCTCAGAAAAAACTTGTCAACAAAGCAGTTGACAACACATACGTTGAGGTTCCTAACAAGATTGCTATTGACTACCTTATCTCTAACGATGAAGTTACAACATACATGGATCAGTTCTATGCTGAGAAAGATGCAGTTCGCAACAGAAAAGATTTTGCTGATGACTGGGATCTAACTCAAGCACGCAATGTAATCAATGACATGGATCAGACTCTTGAGTTATTCAGACAGTTCAAAGTATCTAATGCTAAGGAAGTCAACTATCTTGTAAAAGAGTTTGAGATGAAGAAAGCAGCAGATGGTTATGCACGTGCTACTACATCTAGAACAGGTGTTCTTGACACTGCTAACCTTCACACATACAAATACAACGATGACCTATTCAAGAAGATCACAACAATCCCTGATGCTAAGAGTCACGGTTTGATCTTCAACATTGACTGGTCAGGTTCTATGCACCACAACATCTTTGATACTATCAAGCAAACACTTACACTTGTATCATTCTGTCGTAAGGTTGGCATCGACTATGATGTATATCTTTTCACAGATGCATGGAAGAAGCACGGTAGTTACCATGATGTTGCAGATGAGTCTATGATCAATGGTAAAGTTATCCTTGACAACTTCAACATGATCAATGTTCTAACTAGCGGTGTAAACAATCGTAAGCATGACCATCAAGCACTAAACCTATTCCGTCTAGCATACTCTATCTCTAACAGTTATGGTCGTTGCATGACACCATACAATTTGTTCATGGGTGGCACTCCACTTAACGAATCTTTGATCGCTATCAACGAACTCATTCCTACATTCAAGAAGAGAACAGGTGCACAAAAGATTCACGTTGTATGTTTGACTGATGGTGACGGTGCTTCATTACGTTGCGGTAAGAAGTATGTTGACAGAGAAGGAACAGAGTCAATGTTTGCATCACACATGGGTGCAGGACACATCCTACGTGATCGTAAGACAGGTAGAATGTATTCCTTCGAGGGTGGTTACTATCACTCACAGACCAAACAGTTTGTTACATGGTTACGTGACAGACATCCTGACTGCTCATTCATGAACATCAGACTACTATCTCAAGGTGAGTGGCACAGATTCAAGTCAGATTGTTTTGACAATCTAGAATACTCTGAGCAAAGAGTCCTTGAAGCAAATGCACAGTGGAAGAAAACAAAAACATTCATCTGTGCAACATCATACTGGACAATTCAGTATGGTCTAGCAACAGCAGCACTTAAGAACAATGCTGAGTTTGAGGTCGAAGAATCTGCAACTAAAGCACAGATCAAGAGAGCATTCACTAAGTCCTTATCAGGCAAGAAGATGAACAAGAAGATCCTATCTTCCTTCATCGACCAGATTGCATAGTGCCAATCAACAAAGTGGCACATCAAATGTAGATATCTACTATACGATGTGTCATTATAATAATATACAAATCACACAACTTTTACATCATGCCTTTCGAGAGAAAACTATCAGTCAACTTCGTAGACGAGTTACGTGACGAGTTCGGTGCTAAGATTGATGCATCGCACGTCAAAAAGTTTGCTACAAGTCGTGGTTGCAACTATGCTACAGTTGCACGTAAACTAAAACAATATCAAGTCAAGAAAGGTTCTTGGAATCTTACAGTAGAGCAAGGCAGAGCAATCCTAGAGAAAGCAGTCTCAGCACCCTCTATAATCCCCTCAGTCGCACAGAACCTTGTGCCAGAGGTAATTGATACCTTCGTTCCTTTCGGCAACTTTACTGACGTCAAAAAAATTATTGCGTCCAAACTATTCTACCCTGCATTTATCACAGGTCTATCAGGCAATGGCAAGACATTTTCTGTAGAGCAAGCATGTGCTAAGGCAAACAGAGAATTGATCAGAGTCAACATTTCTATCGAGACTGACGAAGACGATCTTATCGGTGGATTCAGACTTGTTGATGGCAACACAGTATGGCACAACGGTCCTGTCATCGAAGCACTTGAGCGTGGTGCAGTTCTATTACTTGACGAGATCGACCTAGCATCTAACAAGATCTTATGCTTACAGTCTGTGCTAGAAGGCAAAGGTGTATTCCTCAAGAAGATCGGTAAGTTTGTAAAACCTGCTGCAGGATTCACTGTTGTTGCTACTGCCAACACAAAAGGTAAAGGTTCTGATGACGGTAGATTCGTAGGCACAAATGTTCTCAACGAAGCATTCCTTGAGAGATTCCCTGTGACCTTCGAGCAGAACTATCCTCATCCACAGACAGAGCAGAAGATGCTCGATCTATTGTCCGATGACAAAGAGTTCAACAAGAGACTTTGTGACTGGGCAGACATCATCCGTAAGACATTCTTTGACGGTGGTATCGACGAGGTTATCTCAACACGTCGTCTTGTTCACATCATCCAAGCATACAAGATCTTCGGTAATCGTGCTAAGGCAATCACTACATGTATCTCACGTTTCGATGACGAGACCAAAGATGCGTTTCAGCAACTTTACGATAAGGTTGACGCAGACGTAGACTTTGAGGTATAATAGTGGCATACTGGTTACTCTATGACATTTTGGAAGAAGAAGGATTACTAGATGAGTATGGGATCGACAAGATCGACCCATACTCTCATTACTCAACAAGTGAACCCACAGGTAATGTGACACTCACTACAGACTTTACTCCACATGGTAAGTGCAAGTTTAGTGAAACAGATACGCTTGACAAAGCAAAACAATATATCTGTGAAACTTATGGAGCACACTATGCAGGAGACAAACTACAAACCCTAGACTACATTGAGTCTATAGGTGATGCTCAAGCATTTTGTAGATCTAATGCGATCAAATATTTGTCTCGCTACGAAAAGAAAGGATCTGCAAAACTTGACATCCTCAAAGCTATACACTATTGTGTATTATTATATCACTTCAACGACAAGGAGAACGAATGAAACTTTCCAAAGGAACACTTGACATACTGAAGAACTTTTCCAATATTAATCCGTCAATTACCTTTAAGGAAGGACAGGAATTATCTACACTATCAATACAGAGAAACATTCTTTCTCGTGCAGTTGTAGAAGAGAAGTTCCCAAAAGATTTTGCTATCTATGACCTAGGCGAATTCTTATCTGGTCTATCTCTTTTTGAGAATCCTGACTTTGATTTCCAGAATGACAACTACGTCATAATCAAAGACAAAAAATGTCAGTCAAGATACTTCTTTGCTGACCCATCTACAATTACATCACCACCCGCACAGAGGGCACAGATCCCTAGTGAAGATGTTTCCTTTGTGGTTGCATGGAGTGACCTAAACAACCTCATTAGAGCAGCATCTATCTACAGTGTAGATGATCTAGCAGTCATAGGTGATGGTAAAGATATCAAACTTGTTGTTCGTGATAAGAAGAATGACACATCAAACAATTATTCTGTAAAGGTAGGAACTACTGATGCTAAGTTTACATTCAACTTCAAAGTAGAATATCTCAAGTTACTCCCTGCGGATTATGGAGTTACTATCAGCAAACAGAATGCTGCATTGTTCAGAGATGCAAACAGAGATCTAGAATATCTTATTGCACTTGAACCAGACTCTGTGTATAATGGGTAATATACCTTTTGTGCTATGAATATATTTGTGACCGATCCTGACCCTGCTGCTTCTGCACAGGTTCTACCTGACAAACATATTGTCAAGATGCCACTAGAAACATGTCAAATGTTATCTATCGTAGGTTCTGACAAGTGGGGTCATGGTTTCGGCACGTTGCCTAGACTAGATGGTCAACCATACAAAACTGACAAGGGTGCATTTCGCAATCATCCTTGCACCATATGGGCACAGTCTCATTGGACATGGTTAATACATCACGGTCTAGGTTTGTGTGCAGAATACACACACAGGTATGGCAAAGTCCATAGTTGTCAATCAACTATCGAGTATGCTAATATACTATTTCCACATGATGACGATGCCCCAAGATCTTTCACGAGAGCAATGCCCGACGTCTTTAAATATGACACAAGCATTGACACTTTTACTGCTTACA